TTCCATTCCTCGCCCTCGGCATCCGCACGGCAATCCTCGAAGTAATCCGCCATATCCTTTCGAACGCCTGCGTAGAACTCGTCAGCCGCGACAAACTCCTTGCCTACACTCTCGGGAATGCCAAGCGTACTATGCCCGTGAGCAGCGGCTTCCATGGCCTTGTGCTGAGATTCGCTGACTGATGGCATGATTTCCTTTGGACGTAAAAAAACCCGCTAGAGCGGGCTAGATGTGTGTTTCTGTTCAAGCCACTTGCGGCCCTTTTCGGTCACCATCTCGGGCGGTAATTCGCTGGGCGACGTGTAGTAGACCGCAAAGCAACGGCAGAATACTTCCTCGCCTGGGGTGGACATTTCGTCCGTGTAGCCTTCGCCCTTGTTAATCAGCCCTTGCTGCATGGCCCAAGATCCACGAATCGCGTAAAACTTGCCATCGCGTTCCTTGTGGTCTTCGCGGTAATCATAGCCGGCCTGTCTCCAATGGCTGCGCCACTTCATTGCAATCGCCCCGCTTTGATTCGCTATTTGGTTATTGATCGCGCTGATGAGCTTGTGGCCCTGGTCAATGTTCAGCCGCCGGACTTCGTAATTGGTCTGCACCAATGACTTTTTGATGTTCTCTTTCACCTCGGCTATATCAACCACTTTCGAGCCGCCCGCCGGGATGGACGTCGCCCAGCCGCTAAATCGCTGCAAGGTCTTCTCGATAGCCTGTTTGCGATTGATCTTGATGAGTTCGGCAGCGGCAAGAATGCGCCGATCAAGCTCGGGCCGCAATGAAGGCTCGATAATGGACAAGGTAAAACGTGATACACCGGGATGATGCTTTAATGCGGCAGGCCCGACCGACCGGCGATATACAGCCTGCAACGCCTTGGTGAGCTGCTTCTCCAGTGATAATTGCGTCGGCAATGCCTTATCAGCGGCAAGGGCAATTTTCAGCACCCATTCGGCCATGCGATCCTGGCTAACGTAGCCATTCTGGATCAGGTCACGAATGGCTTGTGCCAATATCGCCAGAAAGTCTTTCATGCTTCGCTGCTAAACGGCTTGGGTTCCCTCGGCTCTTCGATAGGCGTGGGCGGGACATAATTCGCAATGGCCTCGCCATCCAGGTCCAAGTGTTCAGAGAACATCAGCTTGCGACTGTTCATCACGTCAGCCAGCCACAGCGCAGCCGTTGCCTTGTTGTCCGGGTCGAGCGTGGGGGCCAGCACCTCAAAGCAGGCAATCGCAGCCTTCATAATCACGTCGTCTGTTTTCACTTTCTCAGAATCAGGCTCGGTCAGCAGATTCGGCCATGTCGCCTTAAATGCGTTTTTCCAGCCATAAAACGCGGTCTCGTAGGGCATATCCCTGTAAGTCTCTGGATATTTGCGCTGCATTGAGGCGTAGAACTCTTCATTCCATGCCCGGCGCATCACGATCTCATCGAAGAACTTGTACAAGGGCCGCATTTCCATGCGCACCGTGTCAATGAACGCGGCGATGGTCTTTGCATCTTCCGTGCCCTCACCAAAGCCTTCCGCCAGGGTTTCGAGGTTAATCATCGATGCGGGCATGTTCGCGGAAGCCGCGATGTTCTTCAGAATGTTGTTGCGCGAGAACTCTGCAGCGTCTTTCAAATTCATCAGGTCTACGGATTCGACCGACTCATCAATACCGATCGACACGACATTGCCGGTCTTCGCACCCTTAATGGCTTCTCGCTTGAAGCCGAAGAACGACCTGGCCCGCTGGTCGATAGCCGCGCCGGGGGATTTGAGCTTGGCAACCAGCAAAGCAGCCTTTTCAGCTACGGCTTGATCGGTAATCATGGTCTGGATATACGACTTCAGCGGATACAGGCATCGCTGATACACAGACCGGCCTACAAAGCCAAACGCAGAATTACTCCACTCGATATAGATCGGCTGCTCGTTCATCACGATACAGGCGCGGCTTGAGTGATATTTCATTGACCCAACCGAAATGTAGGTCGGTTTCTGATAGTCGGCCGCGTTAGGGTTCTGGTCGAGCACCAGACTGCCAGCCGTGTTAAGTGGGTCGAGCACATTATAATACAGATCCAGACCGGCAACCTTGTCCATCTGCAAAGGGGATGTAGTCAGCAGGTTTTTCGCGCCTACCGCAATCGAAGCCACACCATAAATCCGGCTGGTCTTCATGGTGTTGTGAATCAGCTTGTCAGCGCCGATATGCCCGGTCTCATCCCATTCCTTGTCGAACGCTGCAATCAAGTCACCCTCCGGCGCGCCGGGGATGCTGATCTCGCGCTTCTGTGACTGTGCCCGGGTAATCGGTTCTTCGGCCAGTTTAGCCCCGAGCGGATGGTACGAATATATGGTTTTTGCCAATTCGTACGACGGGCTCGATCCCGGCTGTATGTCATCGCTCACCAGTATCTGCATCAAGGTCGGAGAAAGCGTAGAGCCAACCCCCAGGGTAGCTTGACCGTCATTGTTGTAATCTGCCATCGTTTCTCCGTATTACAATCTATCCGTCAATACCCTTCGCTGTCGCCCAATGCTATAGCTACGGAATAGCAGAACGTATCGAGCAAGTCCATACAATGCGGAGTCTTAGTGCCCATGCGATAACCGCATACCTGGCTCAGAAGATGGTTTCTCGTCTGCCCTCTGAAATTGACTGTCTTGTTGTGGGCGTGTTTGCTGAGTTTGACGTCACCCTTAAATACATATCCGCTGACGCTTAATGCGCGCCCGTCCTTGCCAATCGCGGTCAAATCACCATCAATCGGATAAGCGGGTAAGCCCTTGCGCTGCGCCTGCTGAATCAGGACGATGCCGCTTGCCTTGTCCTCGATCCATAAGCCGACATTACCTTGCCGAGCGTTGGTCATCTTGGCTAACTCATCCACCCGCTCATTAACTGAGGGCAGCCATTGCTCGAGCAACGCGCCATCGATCTGGAGAATGTCCCAATCCAGTATAACGAGCGGATGACCCAGATACTTGTTGCGCGCACAGTACAATACCGCGGTACCGTCATGTTCGAGGCCGTCTTTAAGAGCCGTGTCAATGACCGCAAAGACCTGATCGGCCTTGGTAGGATAATCGACTGCCTCTCCATTGACCAGCATGGACAATTCTGCAAAGAACGCCGTGCCGCGCCAATCAACGAATTCAGCACAGAACTCCTGTTGATAGACCAGCGGGGCATTCTCAATCTTTAACCGGGCAACTGCCTCCGCGCTCAGTGTCGGGTTTTCCCATGTCGGCGCGTGTCGTTCATCCCATCCCTCGGACTTATCCGTACATGCCACATAGAAGTAATTATCAGGGTCGATGCCTTTCGGCGTACCGGCCATGATTGCCGATCCGTTCCGATCCAGCAGGGTAGGCTTGATCGCCTGTTCCCATATTTCCCGAAGTCCGATTTTCTTCAGGCTTCCTTCATCAATGATTACAATATCGTAACTGCGAGACCGGCCCGCATCTTCATTGTCCAAAGACCAGAATTCAACCTGGCCGCCGGTATCCGTGCAAATCAGGCCGTCAATCTTGCTCGAGCTCTCCCGAATAGGGCGAAGTGTCTGGTTAATTTGCCTGAAGGTCGGGATATTCAGCTTGTAGCTTGGGCTGAACCATCCAACCCTTAATCCCTTTGCTGCGGCATGGCTCCCGATCTCTTCCAGCCCGGTCGTCTTGCCTACACGTCGTCCAGCCCTTAATACCGTTCGCTTCCCGCGATTGGCAAAGAGCTTTACCTGCCCAGCATGGAACTTTCGGAACTTGATCTGTGCATCATTCATCAGGGGCGTTCACGAATTCGATTCGGCGCGGCTTGTCTGGATCAACTTCGGGCGTCTGTTTTGCCGCAATAGCCAACAAGTCCATTCCAAGCCTTGCGTGAGTGTTTACAACCATCCCTGCGGCCATGTAACCCTTGAGACCTTCCGCATCCAGGTCTGCATCCTTCGCGCCCTTGGCTCGCTTGTGTGCTAACTCAGAGACGCGCTTGGCAACATGAGCGCCGGAGATTGCCGCATCGCTCAAAGCATCCTGAATTGCCATCAGCTTTGCTGCGTATCCGTGCGCGGATATTTGAGCGGCTATTGGAAGCTCTTTTAATGCTTTGTTTGTATTAACAATTTGATTCGCTACGGACTTTATTTTTTCCGTGTGCGCGGATATTTGCTCACGCGCAGCACTTTCGCTGACTCCAAATTCCTTTGCGAGTGATCTAAGGCTCTCCCCGTTAAGATGCCGTTTGGCAAATTCTGCCCATTGCTTCTCCGTGAGCTTCGACCTGCGGCCCATACTTAGGCAACTGGAGCAGCCTCGGCTGGTTTAGGATCGCTGACGGTGTAACCGGCCTCAACGAGTTCAGCCTTTGCAGCATCCAAGGAGAGTTGCTTGCCTTCGATGTAATCGACGAACTTTCCGGCATCCGCTTTGACTTCGGCCTCGGCAGTCGTGAACAATGCTTTGATGCTTTCCGGTGATATGTTCATTGCGCTTCCTTTCAAATAAAAAACCCCGCCGAAGCAGGGAAGCTCGCCGTGCAGCGAGTGGGGAGAAACCTCAACAAAACTTGCAACTGCTCCGTCCACCTCGGGCCATTATGTCTCCAAGTTGCGATGTATTGACATCCTCCCCGCCCTGAAGGGCGAGGTTTCTCAGAGCAAAATCTAATAAATCCAGGGCGATGCGATCAAAGTCCTCATATTCGCGGTCATTCTTGATTCTAACCCCATGCGCTTTCAATCGTCGCCAGATGGATTGCCTTTGATTGCGAAGGATGTATTCCCACTTCAAATACCACTTAACGGCAGATTCGTTTGGAAGATTGCGCCAAATCAGCTCTAATTTAGCCGCATCTCGTAGGTTTGTGGGGAGTCGTACAACAATCTCGTCGGTGAATACATCGCCAGCAGGGGGAGGGCTGTACCAGGAGACTGCATATATTCGCTGAATTGCGCGGTAATGTCGGCGCCAGTTGTCTATTCTGTCGCGTAGCACCAGGATTTCAGCGTGAGTTAAGCCGACCCTAGTTGGATTGGCGCAGCTTTGAGAGCCGGTGCCGCTGATAATACGCTCTTTTTTTGCAATTGCAAGCGATATATTCACGTTTTCTCCTTGTAGAAGTAGAATTTGCAACGCTTTCCAAAAACCCGACCTTTGGCGCATTGTGGGAATCGGACGCCGAATGCTTCCACAAAGCCAGCGTACCGGCACCCTTTGCACGATTGCTGCTCGGCACGTTCCGCAACTAAGGCGGGATCACCGTATCTCCAGCGCTCAAGGGTGCTCATGCAAATACGATGCCTTGCTGAGTAACTTTACATGGGGGTTTTTGTAAAATCTTATAACGGGTATCTCTGGATCCAGAGATCCAAACAGTCCAGATCATATCCATTAGAGGAGAATGCCCCTTATCAGATTCTAAAAAATTGAAATCAAGACGCCAATTCAAGGCCAGCACAAAAGCTGGAGGATGAGAAGAAAATAATTTAGTTCTCTTTACGGCGTGCCAATACTGTGACTTTAATAACATGGCGACAATTGGCGCTTGTGGCATCGCGTGTTCAATAAATGCAGCGCTGACGTTAAACGGAGGATTGGTAATAATGGCATCACATGAGAACTTTGTTTTAAGAAAGTCCACATTACCTTCCCCAAAACCTGTCACCCTTAAGTCTGTAGATTTTACATGGTGGCCGTAACTCTTAATTACTTGTGCCATTGATCCATTTCCGCAAGCAGGCTCCCAAACCACAGAAATAGGAAGGTTTAGAAAAGTCATCAAAGCATGAGTTCCTTCTGGCGGCGTCGGGTAAAAATCAGATTCAACTCTTTTATTGGCCTTTGACGCGCCACCATTTATAAGATACGCATCCTTCATTTGTCATCCTCCAAAGGGCATTCGCTATCTATCTCGTAAAGAAGAACACTCTTATCTAACGAGAGACACCAATGCACACGAACCACATCATCATCTAGATCATAATTTATTTCGAAATAAGGACAATCTCTACAGCAATCAAAATAAAAAATGGCTTTTTTCATCGCGTCCTCCTTTACCGACAATACAAACTCTCCCGACTTGTTCAACTGCGCTCATAGCGAATGTACCTTAGTCGCCTTTATCGCAGCACGCCGATCCATCGCTTCCTTCCGGCACGGTTCGCATACATCGCGTTCCGTCCGACCATCGTCTGAGCGGAGCTTGGTCATCATTTCACGTGGAACGATGTGATTCTTTTGTCTGCAAAACTTTGTGTCTGTCTGTACTGTTTTCATTTCCAATCCTTACATGGTTGTCCGAATTTATGCCCTTTGCTGCACACCCACTCGGCATGGTGACCGCAATGCGTTTCTATGGCCTTGAGCCATCGGTGGATGCAGTTCTGGCAATTTTTCACCTCTCCATCCCCTTAACGAGCGCAATCACGTCCGAAAGGTCGAGCACAACAAATACGCTGCCGGCCCATTCCGTGTGAAACTTATCCTCGCCAGCCGTCAGCTTTCTTGCGCTCGATCGTTGTTGGTGTCATTTTACCTCCGGCGGTTTCAGTTTATGGCGCGCAATCAGCGCCTCTTCAATGAGTTTTGGCATGGACTCTGGCTGGGCGCGCAGCCATTCCACCAGCCAGCGGGGCAGTTTCATCCCCACCGGGATCTTTTTCAATTCCGGCGGGGATGGCTTGCGCCCAGATCCCTGTCTTGCTCCACCTGAATTATTCGGCACGGTAGATTTTCCCGTTGTCGCACAAAAACAAATCGTTTAAATTCAACTCGCCATCGACATCACGAGGAACATCTTGCTCCGGCACTTCTTCGGCCATGAACCCGAAATGATACTCAGAAGTACAATACACGACCATCTGTCCTTCAAATTCTTCATGATGCCAATGCGCACCTAGATCTTGCACAGGCCATTCTGGGCGCTCTGCACGATCACAACTGCGAGCTTCTTCGTATTCGTTACCATTAAAAATAATTTGAGTTGTTGTCATGATCTCTACTCCTCTGTAATCCGGAATTTCCTGCACCGTGAAAACATAATATTCCTATTTCAAATAGAATGCAAGTCTTTTTTCAACTATTTTTTCAACAAAAAACGCTCGATTGTTTGCAGGGCTTTCCCTGATTTTACCATTGCTGGGCTGAAACGCATCACGCGCCAGCCCAGAATGGCGGCTTCGTTGAGCTTCTCAAGGTCGGCATCCTGGGTGTGCCGCCCGATGGCCACAGCTTTACCATTTTTCCCGATCACCGCCATGCGGTTGCCTCCGTCCACCTCGATCAACAACATGCACTCAGGGATGGCAAAATCCGCGCGCCATTTGCGGCCGGGGCAGAACTCGTGTTCAGGGATGGCATGGATACCGGCAGCTCGAAGATGCAGGGCAAGCATGGCCTCGCCGGGCGACTGTTTCACGCCTTCTTCCATTTTTTGATAATCTCCCAGTGCGTCAGCTCGCCAGACTCCATAACATTGACACCAAGAAACGCTTTATTTGGATTTGGATCGTGGATAACTGTGCCACTGCGATTTATCAGGACGGCATGGGTAGATCCCTCGAATGTACGGCTTTTTACGGATGCACGAATTGCCCCCTTAATCGTGGGAGTTTTGTCCAACGCGATAGAACTAACATCTGGTGCCGGTGGGAATCCGCAGCCGCAATAATCATATCTAATCGCGCGCAAATATCCCCAATAGACCTCGAACCAGTCGCCTTTGTACAGAATGAAATGAGGAACTTGCTCTATTTCCAATTCAAATAGGCTCGCAATAGTTGCGCGCAGGCAGTCTCCACGATGGGAGTCAATAATAGTCTGGTAAACTTTTTTCATATCAACCCCTTCCATTTCCACCAGATATCGGATACGCTTTGGATCATGCCAGCACCCAATTCAAGATCAGAAACGCCGCAACCCACAGATGCCAAGTCCAGCATGCCCAGATGAATATGGAGAAGAGGATCATTGGACACGCCTCCAGCCAACCGCTGTGTATATCCCGCACACAAACAAAAATGGGTGGCTCACCCAGAATATCGGCCTGCAAGTCCACTTCTTTCCTTTTATGGTTTGGGTGTATTTCATTCGCATAATCCGTAAGCTGATGAACAAGCTGTAGGTTCAGCAAGATCACCAAGCAAATCATATTGAGTTCCACCTCGTGTCGTCTTTGACCATTCAACACGCTCATCAATTGTTTCGAAGCCGCAAGAATGCAAAAATGAAGATTTTCCAGAGCGACTCACATCGCAAACTAATTGTTCCCATTTTCTAATGCGGTCTATTTGCTCTGGGAAGCGTGCTGCAATTTCTCTCAACTCATCTTTATTGACATTTATGCACGGCATACAGCCCACACGCCCCATGCCTGCGCTGTAAAGAGGATTAGGCTGAATTCCCCGAAGCTTGGCAAATACGAATGTATCCATCGCAGTCCAATCAACAATTGGTCTAAATGCCCACATGCGCGGCCCAATACGCTCCATTTTTTTTGCATTTAACCGCCTCTTTGATTCGTCACGCCGAACACCCTGCCAAGAAATCATAGAATCCCCGGCATCGACAATATCTAGCTGGAATTCAACAGCAAGATTTCGCTTTAATTCTTCTGTGCAAAATTGGCGACCATGCGAGGGGAAGAGTCCTTTTATCATGCATAAATCAAGGAACGGATTACCACTTGGGTACATCAATTCCGCAGCACGTCCAGCTCTTTCTGGTGTCCACGGAAACTTCGCGCTTGGAAAATAATCAGGTCCACCAGCGGCTATTTCAAGCAAGCGAATACGATGCCTTTCCATCCGCTCTGTGAAGTCGGCCTTCAGCCTAACAATCGTAATATCCAGAGCCTGCTCTAAATATGTCAAATGTTCATAAACCGCTTCATGCTCGTTGCCGGTGTCGCAGAAAATTGGAATGACATGCTCTTTTGGGCAGTTTTCAAGCGCGAGCAGTAGAGTTGCAACGCTATCTTTGCCGGTACTGCAACTCACTACGTGCTTAATCACGCTGTTCACCCTTAACGTGAACCAAGCTCACGCAACATTTCGCGCGTATCATCTGCGCGCTCCTTCAAACTGAAAAAGCTGAAGCGGGTGTCATCGTCCATCAATATTTCTGCCATTTGTGTTACTCCTTTGTGGTTATGTGTGGAAACTTTGTAATCAATCACTACTGCTTCGTAAAAATCTCGGAATATCGTAGGCGTGCGGTATGAAATTTACGCTATCCACACTTGATAGCATCGGAGGTGTTGATGGGCCTGGTGGAGCATGTGGACATTTGTGAATTCCCCATGCAACTTGATAGTCTCTCAGTTCGGCATCCTTTTGCCCGCATAGTGGACATATTTCATATACATCTCTTTTAATTGCCATGTAGTAGTCTCCTAAGTGTGATATTCAGCGCCTTGATCTCGTCCAGCTTGTAAATTTTCCACATGGTCTTTTCCCGGTGAATGCCGCCCTTCCCGGTGTGGCATTCCTGACATAGCGCAACGCAGGTGTAAGCACAGGATTGGTCTATGTGATGCGCGTCTGAAGGCCCGGGTGCGTTACAGACCGAGCAAGGGAGATGCTTGATGGCTTCGATGTGATCGCGTTCAGCGCGGGTGTATGACTGATTCACAGCACATTCCTCCGCGTCCGGTAGGTAATTATGTCGCGAGCGGTCGATATACCGCAGCCAAACTCAGCAGCCAGTGTTTCGTAGCCGATGACATAGGCTAGATACTTGGCGCGCATCTTGCGTACTTGGTCATCGGTTAGGATGGCGCGGTGGTGCATCATGCACCCCCCTCTTTGAATGTATCTTCCATTAAAATATCCCACTCCTTGCGAGAATACCGCACCTCTTCCCCATCCGTCCCAGCCCAGTGCGTCCCACAATTCAAGCAGACTCGGTTGACCTTCTGGACTTGCGGTTCGCCATAATGAACCCATAGCGGCCATTTATAGCGCTCGGTGTGGTGCGATGGTTTGGTGCAACAGGTCACGGAAACATCCTTTGCTGAGCCGTTGCCTGCAACACTCTCGCGCATCCGGCCTTGAAATAATCAGCATCCAACTCGCATCCAGTAAGCTCGAATCCTAGATTGTTTGCGGCGATTACGCTACTCATTGAACCTAGATGGGTGTCTAAGATGCGCTGGCCGGGCTTGGCGTAGTTCGTTAAAAGCCATTCGTAGAGCTTTACGGGCTTTTGGGTGGGGTGGAATCGCTGCTCATTTAACGCTTTGTTACCTTGCTGCACCGATGAGCCTACTGCAGCACCTTGCATCATGCCATTCCACATATACCGAACCATTTGGATGCTTTCGTGCATTGAGCAATAAGCAATCTCAGCTTTGGAGTAATCGCTGTCATCTTTAATTTTGTCCCAAACAATTCTGCCTCCATTAAGCAAAATCGGCAAATAGTTAATCCCCCAAATAATGCGATTTTTACTCACTCGTTCAAGCTCGATGAAGTAATCCACATCAGGCGGGAAGTTATCCCAATCCTTTTTTTCATAGCCGCCATCAGCACAAAATATCTTGCTTCCATTTTTCTGCTTAACAAATTTGCTTCTGCAGGTTCCTCCGTGCTGCCCTATCCCATAAGGCGGGTCGCAAATGCAAAGGTCGAACGCCTTGTCGGGAAGCGTCCGCATGAAGTCCATGCAGTCCACGTTGTGCAGGGTAGCTTTGCCGATGATGATTGGAGCGTTCATTTGAGTTCCCTTGTCGGATTGAGTGAGGTTGTCGGCCAGTTTAAAGGACAAGCTTTAAAATGCTTGCGGGGCTCTCACACCCACCGACGGAAATAATACTAAACGCTTGCGCTGGTAATTGCAAGCTCATTGTGCTGGAATCTCGCTGAATTTTACGTTGTGTTCAACTGCGAATGCAATCGCGTACTCAATCAAGCTGGAACCTCGTTTCTTGCTCATTAACGCCGTGGATTCGCGCAGGTTGATGAATTCCCCTTCTATCCCGGGCAAAACATCACTCCCCTCGCCTGTTGCGATCGCGTGACCCGATACCAGCAAGACCTTCCACTGGGCTGCTGTGCGTACCTTTCCAGCCCATTCAAGGCCGCTATTCGCAATGTCTGAGCAGATGGCGTGAAACTTCGAATTTTGTTCCAAATTTCGAGACGGCGGCTTTATCTCGACCATAAAGCCATCAGGGGCCAGCATGACCTGAGCTGCGGCCAGCTTGCGCGCGGTGTCGTGAACCAGGAAAAATATCCGCTTGTCAGACATGTTCTAGCCTTTCGTAGAGCAATCGGAATGCGGTTGCTGCCTGGAGCGGAACTTGGGCATTGCCATAGCCTTTAAGTTGGCCCACCCTATTGGGAACATCATTAGCCACCCTACCCAATTTGGGTTCAATCTCAAACCACTCGATTCCTGTACCGCATCCGGCAGACTGTTCGTTTCTGGATTTCGTCCGGTTTTCTCCATTGTTTCCGGTAATCTCGCGCCCTTGTAATCGCGTGTGGCTGGTGTCGGCCACATCTTCATATTCGCTTCCATCCTCGCTTCGTCGTATGCTTGACACATCAGCGGGTCTATCTGCTCCCTCAAGTTCCCGGGTCTGCTCCGGTTCTTCCTGCCTCCATTCGTGGCTTGTCGTTTCATAGCTTCGTAGCTGCGGCTTGGCAGACTGTCCATCGTGTTCGGTGTTGCCCATATTTGTTTTTTCTTGGTATGTGCTGCCCGGTATGCCATTGCACTCATTTCCTCGAACGTCTCGCATGTTCTTGCCAGAATGTTCAAGTCTCCCTCGTTTGTGAATCCCCTCACCCCTAAGGTAGGCCAGCGCGAACCACCTATCTCTCCCATGCGGAGCGCCGACATCGGATGCACGAATGCACAGCCATTGCGCGTCATACCCCATCGCGGCCAAGTCTCCGAGTACGGTTCCCAACCCGTTAGAAAGGATTGCTGATACGTTTTCCAGGAAGATGAACTCTGGTCGTACCACGCCAGCGATTCGCAAGACTTCTCGGTAAAGTCCTGACCGAGTGCCTTCTCCAAGTCCGGCCTGTTTTCCAGCGTTGCTAATATCCTGGCAAGGGAATCCCGCATGGATGCAGTCCACTCGTCCGGCGTATTCGGATGGATCGAACAGCCGGACATCCCCTTCCCACACTGACAAGTCAGGGAACCATCCGTCTGCTGCACGTTCTCTAAGGACTTGGCAAGCGTACTTGTCCCACTCGACCGCAACAATTGGCTTATGTCCGAGGATGAGGTCGGCAAGCAGTCCACCTCCAATTCCAGCAAAGAGGTGCATTGACCGTAGTTCATTCATCGCCGCCTTTCAATATCTCTTCAGCTATCGCGCTGCCAATACAAGGCGAGAATCCAAACTTCTTGGCGCACGCGGCATCGTTCTGCTGCTGTTCGCGTCTGCCAGCCAAATAGCAAGCAACCGCAAATTCACTTAGATTGCGCGATGCTTGATGTATTTGCTGGATTTGCTCGTTTGTTAGCATGATTACCTCTTGGTGATTTGAGTTATGCTTCGGGTGTACATATCACGGTAGGGGTTGCATATCGTGCGCTGTTTATTTCCATCTCCTTTGTGTAGGCATCATCCAAAAACCCAACAGGCCATCGGAGCTCATCCTCATAATTCAATCCGACAGTTTTATATTCATGTTCCGCATTCAGATACAAAACACTTATTTTCTCATGCAGCGTTGGGTCAAGCGCGCACCGCAACCTCAACTGGTGGAAAAACAATTCAGACGGAGCAACTCTGAAAAATGTATCACCCCGCTTGATAGCTTCTATCGCTGCGTCAGCCTCCTTGTCGCCTTGGTCTTTCACCATCACAATGGTCAATGCTTTGCTCATAGTTAAGGGCGGTAAAATCACCCCTAACCCGGCGTTCAACACAGACGGCGCAACAGCATCTTCTTTCACAGCCTCAGTATTCATTTCTTCATCTCACTTTCTGCGGCAGCGCCGCTGGTTAACTTTACGTTCAGGTTGTCAGTGTCTCTTGACCCAAAATCAATCATCTCATTCTCCTATTTGAGTTATGCTTCTTTGATAAGCACGTTAATACATTCATTCAGACGTGTAACTTTCAGGCGCACGTTATGAATAGCGCGTTTCTCAGCATCATCTTGAGTCTTGCAAGTTTTCATGTGGAGCGTGTCAATACCAAGGGCGCGGCAGTGCATTACCCAATCACCTTTGTATGATATGTGGCTGCTGGTTATCACTATTCTCAAGTCCCCGCTCACAGCTTCAAATGATGTTGGCTTGCGCTCTTTATCTCCTTGGCTGTAGCTTGTTATGTCTTTCCACATACTTATTTGACCCATTTCATTCTCCTATTTGAGTTATGCTTCGGTTAGGGTGGTGGGAAGGTGTCAACACGGCACAAACTCCCCGGACGTCAGGTAACCATGCCATCCGCAGGGTCGGTGCAGGATCGACGGCTGAAGAGTCGGCGTATTGGTGTGGCCTGTAATAGTCCAGCCATGCGTGCCGTCGTCCACAGGCAGATAATCTTCCTGTCCACAACCGGGACAGCGATAGGCATACCCACCGACCTGTCCATCTGGGTATACACGCAATTCAATGTCGCCCGGCTGAGCATCTTGCGCTCGAATATTTGTTATAAGTCGTGCTTTCATGGCTCGGTTGAGGAGAGTAATTTCAGTGCTATACTCGCTACGTCTGGGGTGCACTCATCAGCGGCTTGTTCGTATATTTTCTGCAAAGCTTTCCTAAACTCCACATTCTTTTCCTGAAGCAGCTTTTTTTCACATTGCAGCATGACAATTACTTCGTTGCTATTGCGTTGATGATGCTCACGTTCAGCCAGAAGCTGCTTGTTGATGTCTTGGAGTTTTTGATACTCTCCACCAAGATGGTCAAAACTCAACTGCAATAATCGCTCGTCGCTGGACATCATGTGTTCCTTCCATATCGCATCACATTCAGGACATTTAGTCCCTATCCCAAAAGGATTTCCGTGGCTACATTTTTCAGGTAATTTGCTCATCACATTCTCCTATTTGAGTTATGCTTCGGTTAGGGTGGCGGGAAGGTTTATGGATTCCATTGGGAACAATTCGCAACTTTCTCCACACTCTGAATTAGCATCCTCCAGAAGAACGTCCTTGTGGTATGGGGATAACTTAAACAAATCTTTAGTCGATCTGTTTTTACGAAACATCACTCTTGAGATATTGGCGCTATCTCCAGTTTGTCCAACAAGCCCATACTGTTCTTCCATGCGATTAGTAAAATCGTATATCTCTGGCATTTCCTTAATTAGCATCAAATGCTTTTTGAGAGACTTTTTCCAGCACGCCTTGCAGTTTCCGTGATGTTCCAGCAAACCAAGATCAAACGGTTGTTGCTTCCACCAATTGTTGACATCCAATTTAGTGGTTGGCAATAAATCAACAAATGGATAGATTATGTTTTCATCAGCAGCTTTTGGATTGACGCGGCGATATTCATCCGCCCTAATACCAAGTGCCATCACATAATCACCTTTCTCTAACCCAATAGATTTCAGATATGAGTAAATGGGTGCCAGCTTCAATCTATCGGTGCAGTTTGGATAAGCAGCGTTAAAAATCCCATATTTCTTGATGGCGTTTTCAAATGGAGAGTTTCCCGCCAAATCTTCTGCATCACCCTCTCTTGCTGCTGTTTCAAAAGTAACGAGACGATGGCGAGTGCCTTTTCCAAGTTCGGGATCAATAACAGCCTCAACCCAGACAGTTTGATAACCCCATTGCTGATCGCAGTTATGTACAAACAGCAACGATTCCTCACGCTCACGACCAGTATTGGCAAAAACATTTATAATCATTTCGTACTTGTCGGCGTGTTCGTCCATCATGTACTTAGCCATGCGCTGCGATGTTCTTCCGGCACTGGTACTGTTTATTAAAATCACACCATTCTCCTAACCGTTAGAATATTCCACGCCAACTTCTAGCCTCCTCCGCAACCTCTTTAAAAATTGTTTTCATTTCTGTTGTGAAATTAAAACTTTCAACCATTGGTACCGGAATGTTTGCTTGGCGCAACGCAGCCATGATGCAGGCTGGGCAATTGTCGGTAGCTTCCCTCAGCTTTGGCATTGCTTCCTCAGTCTCGACGTAAAGTTTTCGATACAAATCATTATTTGAATAGTCCGCATGGTATGCAGCAGATGATGGCAAAATTGCAATCAACTCATTCATTGTAGCGGTGTATCCACCAATCAAGCTGCACACTTTGCAAGCGCGATCTGGATTTTTTGTGCAATGCTTTTCATGGTTACGCATACCACCGGCAGATAACATGCCCCGATTGCAGAAATCACACCAGTAACGATTTACTTTTTTAATTCTCACGTTGACCTCCTAACCGTTAGATATTCCCGTTCCATTTATGGATCGCCATAGATAGTTCCTCTCTAGTTAATCCGTCTAGCTCTGCATCAAATGAAATCCGCTTACGAACTGCTATGGCATTGCGGATAATCAGCTTCATTTCGTGTGGTGTCGCTGGCATGATTGATCCTTCTCTCACAGGGCCGGTGCAAACCGTCCGATCATAGGCTTCGGTTTCTGTGTGGTAGCGCGTTGCGTAGTAATACAGCCGCTTATCACGCTCATTCACCTCAAAAGTTCCATAGAGTTCAAGTTCGCATTCTGTCATGGCTTTATCCTGTCGTAGAGCAATGAGTTATGCTTCGGTTAGGGTGGGGGCATGTTCACGGCTTGGCTAGAGCCAGTGTTGCTTTTGCATGTTTGATTTCATCCCATTCATCAGTAGCACCTAGATGTATTGCAGCGCGTATCATCATTTCCAAATCAATTACCGCTTCATCATACTTTTGTTGCCATGCCGCATTCAAATCTCGTTCAACATCGATAGTCTTGTTTGCTGCGTCTATTTGCTGTTCAAGTTTTTCAGCATACTTACGCATAGCATCATATTTTGGTTTTTCAATCCATTCTTCTAGTGGTCTACTCATCTCAATTCTCCAATCCTTCAACATTCCCGGCTTGCTCAACCAGCGCAGAACTCGAATCAATGCGCATACTCACCCCCAATGTTTTCACGTTGCTCTCTTTCCATATCCACAAGCACTGCGAGATTCGCTATGTCTGCGTCCAGCGCTTCCAACTTCATCTTGTGGTTGTCGATCGCCATTGCGCGGAGGACTCGCAGTACATCAAGTTTCTGTTGGTTGAGGGATTGGGTAATTTTAAAACCCTCCTGGCTGGGTGTTGTCATTCTACATCTCCCGATGCGGCACGTTTACGATCTACAAAAGGATCAGTCTTGGGTACACTAAGCGACTTACTCGCTTTCTTGTGCTGTTGGGCGACCTTTTCCCGTAATGCTTTCACCTTGTCAGCAAACCGGTTGATCTCTGATGACCGGCCTACATAATAGGCTCTTGCTTCCTTGTCTGTTGAACATTGAGCCAGTACTTCATCTATGATGGCCTGATCTGTCTCATTAACATATTTTAACCAAGCTAGGACTTTTTCACGATCTGACATATTTTCTTTCCTTCGTGTAATTTCTTTTGCTCTCTACAAATCGCCTTGACTCTGGATTCCGACAAATGACAAGTATTCGCTATTAGCTTCTGCCTATGCCCATTAATGAATAAAGTGAAAATAATCAAGTCCCGCTCTAGTCCTAACTTGGAGATACGTTCACAGACTATTGACAGTCCCTCCATAGATTGCATATGTCACTCTTTTTGTTAGTATTTAGATACTTTTTAGGGACTGTAGAGTGTCCTTTAAAGGACTGTCCGCAGTCCCTGTCGTTATTAAGCAAGCCATGTCATTGACCTCTGAGAAATTCAATATATTTCCTTTGAGGCTCCCAATTAGGGAGGAATCATCCGTTCATTATCAGGTGCCCTATCGTGGGCTAAACGCTTTTGTCATTAGACATTAACCTGTTTCGCGGCATACGATGATTCAATTCTGCCAGCTCCGGCTTGCTAGTTAGAGCTATCTTACTATCTGTTCTGAGTGCGCCCGATGTTAGGCCATTAGCTAACCCGCTCTGAGGATAGTCCCAATGAAAAAGCCCCCGATTTTTAGTCGAGGGCTTTAAGTGTAATCGCGCTCTGACTGGAGGAGGGCGGCAACCCTTCAACCAGCCGTTGCCGCGACTATGAATATATTATAGCTTATGTTTTGAATGAAGTGTCAACTTTTTTTAAAATCCAATAATTCCAAACATCACCCTCTCTCTGGCATTCGATCTGGATACCGTTTTGGCGAAGTTCGGCACAAATACTGTTAACGGCACACACCGATGCTTTACTGATAATGTCTCGTGTTGTGTGTCGCTTACCATCCTGGAGCAGTTTGTAGACGCGCTGGAGTCGAGCACTTTTGGCTAGAATTGCGCTGTGCATGGTTAATCCTTACCCGCCCAATGCACGAATAGGCCGATTATCAGCGCGAGAGAGCCGATAATCAGGATTAGCAGAATATCGTTAGGGGTCATGCGGGTTGCTCCGGTGCTATTCTTTTTTTGAATGCTTCAATCGCATCCATAAACTCGGCATCAAATTTAGCGTGTGATGTTGAACGCAAGAATGAACTGCATTGTGATTGATGATTTTTAAATGCAATTTCTTTCCTCATCTTGATTATTTCTGGCGCACCAATTTCGTAAACTTCCGAGGTTCGTTTGAATACAAACTCTCTAATCTCGCCATTACCAGTCCAGAGGATAGGCTCACCATTCGATAGTGCATGGCATTTAATATCCCGCTTGCCTGCCTTAATAACGAGATAGTTAAAGGCTGATTTAATGCCGCCTCCGTATTCGTGATATTCAGGGGCGGAGAATTTATCGCCAACTTTTATGTTTTCCAAGTTCATGCGAATATCTCCTTAGATTGTACAAATACCCATACCAGACTTAGCTCATGCCTGGGTATCGCTGGTGTGGAAGGGGAGCTGCAATGAAACATATCAACCCTTGATAACATCCATAATCGTAATTTTCCCTTTTGTTACTTTTTCTACCTGCTCGGCCCGTTTCCACGGTATACCATACTTTTTCCAATATAAAACGCCCTGCCTACTTAGATCAAAGGCAACCGCGATATTATCGTCAGAACCAAGTAACGCCTTGAGTTTATTGAACGTGCGCATTTCTTACTCCTTTAATGCTCACATCCTATACTAAGTCGCATTATTGTGCAAGTGAAACTTACGCAGAAAGTTCTTGCACTGAAATAAAAAATATGCTTTAATGCACTCCATCAGCTAACCGATAAGCGCGGCTGGTGAAGAAACCAAACCAAAGGAGATTGACATGAACTGCCAAATTATTAAATCAGTTGAAGGTCGCGTATCGCCAGAACAAGGACAGGTATCTGTTTACTGGCAGAACATCGACTGCACGAATGTTTACCCTGATTCTTTCGATACAGACAGCATCGAGGATGATCTTTGGGGTGGCGAATACATCAGCCCTGAAATAATTACCTACTAGAGCATCCTCCTAGCCTACGGGCTAGTGGGACAGCTTTGTGCTGACCAATAGCGAATAACCAGGAGAGCAGAGATGGGAAAGATTCTTAAATTGCAGCAGTTGATAGATGCTGATGCTTGCTTACAACAAGTCGAGCTATTCAGATCAACGTTTGGAGATCAAGTCGAAGTAACTGTTGAACTCGCACTATACGTGTTCGATAAGTTTGATTGGGATTTTGCTGCGCGAAAATTTCTATCTGCTCCGGCATTGGCTGAGTACGAAAAGGTAAGGGCTCCGGCAGGGGCTGAGTACGACAAGGTAATGGCTGCGGCATGGGCTGAGTACGAAAAGGTAAGGGCTGCGGCATGGGCTGAGTACGACAAGGTAAGGGCTCCGGCATGGGCTGAGTACGAAAAGGTAAGGGCTGCGGCATGGGCTGAGTACGACAAGGTAAGGGCTGCGGCATGGGCTGAGTACGACAAGGTAATGGCTCCGGCAGGGGCTGAGTACGACAAGGTAATGGCTGCGGCAGGGGCTGAGTACGACAAGGTAATGGCTCCGGCATGGGCTGAGTACGACAAGGTAATGGCTCCGGCATGGGCTAATCTTTATATTGGCGAATAACCAGGAGAGCAGAGATGGCCATACGCAACAACGTTAAGACATATTCAATCTTCGGCTACAAATTCCGCCCGGTGTCGTGGGCAATGATACTGCCAGCAGGACAGATATTGAATCATCCGGCGAGTGGGTATCTTCGCAATGTGGGATCGAGCTACTAGCCATGAAAGAGATACTCGGAAAGATAACCCAATTGACCGCACACAATGGCGATGTGAAAAGCAACCTTGAGCGCGTGTTTGGTGAGAAATTCATTCCGACACACGCCGAGAAGCTGCAAGACGTGATGTGCGAGGCCAGTCGGGTAGCAAGGATGCTGGAAGAGTTTGGCGAGGCATTCCCGCAGAACGAGCATATCGCTGAGGCGCAGGAATGCGCACAGGAGTTATTCAGGTGTTTGGAAACTTATCGGAGGGAGTTCGCATGAAAATCAAACTGTTTGTATTCGTCCAGCAGTACGACTGGGAAGAAAAGGGGAAACTGCTGTTCTGGCATATTAAGGTTAAGGAAGATTCTAACACTATCTTTGTCGAGGAAATCGAGGTTGATGTGCCTGATATCCAATTGCCCAGCATGGAGCAGATGGCGCGCCTCAAAGTCACAGCGCTGCAAGCTGAGCGCCAGGACATTCTTTCCGAAACTCACATGAAGGTAGCCAAGATCGACGAGAAAATCTCGCAGCTTTTGGCTTTACCAAACCTGCAGCCCGCTGATGACGGAATACCATTTTAGGGGGAATTATGACCTACAACAACATAGCAATAAAACTCAACGCCATCGCCCGTCAACGTGCCGAGGATACTAAGCGGCAATTCGAGGATGCGAATGTGGCATGGGGAGTCGTGCTGATTTGTTTGGTTGGATATTTATTGGGAGCGTTCGCATGATCCGCAATCTTATACGGTACAGATTCAAATATGGCTATCGCTGGGCTCAGGCTTGGCGGATGGCGAAGGGGGAATTGTGAAAACGATAACCTACGACGATTCTCTGTATTGCTTGGTGCCGATTGAGCCTGATGCTAATCAACAGACATCTGGTGCAGGTTCAATCCGATTCGATACCACACCAATCAATAAATTGTGGACAGCGAACAAAATTTACAAAGCCATGCTCGCCGCCAGCCCGACGAATGTCCCGCCACCATCAACGCAGCCCGAACCGAATCTCATAGCAGCAGACGGGTGTTGTGAAATCGACTAAGGAGAATTTAATGGAACACCCAACATGGTTTTTTGCTTGGACTTCAGAACGACCATACATTACTTCGATGTGTAGTTGGACTCGTAAACAATTGATAGATGACGTTGAAAGATCATTTGGGAGGGATTGGAAACGAATATATCGTCAAGGTGGACGCGCACTCAAATGTACTGTTATTCCTGACCGACACTAATGCGCACCGTCCTTCTGCTCATGCTGATGATGTTTACCAGATCCACCGAGCCAATGGACATGATGAAGTATAACCTGCAACCGTTTCACGAAGAGGATTGGCGCTGTACCAAGATTGATTTAGAGGAACACACATGCGGCGACCTGCATATTTTGCAGAGGCCTAGGATAAGGAGAATGAAATGAGCAGGATGGCAGAGCAATACCAAGAGCAGCAAGAGCAGGAAAATGAATCTGGCATTGATATGCACGATTGCTATCATGCCTGCCACCCACTAGCAAGAAGGGAAGACTGGCATCACTTGGACGATAGCCCATCAAAAGGCTCTACCGATAACGAAAGGAGCGATCATGGAAAAGAGTGAAAGCATTAAAGAGTTAGCTACTGCGCTATCAAAGGCGCAGGGCGAGTTTAGTGGTGCTGCAAAGGATGCAGATAACCCATTTTTTAAATCAAAATATGCCGACCTTGAAAGCTGTGTTGCAGCAATTAAGCCAGCGCTGGCAAGTAATGGATTGAGCTTTATACAAGTCTCACATGATGAGGAAAAGTCGGCGGCTATTGAAACGATAATCATGCACTCATCTGGGGAATGGTTATCGGCTGGGAAGGTGTCTGTACCAGTATCAAAAGCAGATGCTCAAGGGTTTGGGTCGGCTATGACATACGCGCGGCGATATAGCCTGTCTGCGGCATTTGGGATAGCGCCGGAAGATGATGATGGTAATGCAGCAGCTAAAGCAAAGCCATCCGCTAAACAACAGCCCCCTGCCGCAGGCTTCAAAGCCGAGGAAAAAACCCTGCTGGATTGCGCCAGTATGCCATCACTCGCAATCGCATGGGGTAAGCTGGATAAGCCAACACAGCATGCACTCTCAGCACTTAAAGAAAAGTGCAAACTGGCTATTATGCAAGCTGATAAAGACGCACAACTGGAGGACATAAACCAATGAACATCTATATCGACATAGAAACTTTGCCTAGCAGCGATCCGAAATTCATCGCAGATGTCGCCGCAACAATAACCGCACCCGGTCAATACAAGAAGCCGGAAAGCATCGCAGAATGGCTTGCAGCAAACAAAGAGCAAGCTGTTAAGGACATTGTAAGCAAGACCTCGTTCGATGGGCTGTATGGCAGCATAGCGTGTATTGCGTGGGCTTTTGATGATGGGCCAATTCAGGTTGTCGGGGTGGACGTATCAATCTCGGAATCTCAAATGCTGCATGACTTTTATGATTCGGTGAGCGAATATGTAAAGGTACAGTATTCCGGTTGCATTACCTCCACTCCGCTTACCGTCATCGGTCATAACGTGGCCGGGTTCGATCTGCCATTTCTGAAACATCGCTCTATCATTCATGGCATAAAACCTCAGACGGATATTTATCGAGCCATGAACGCAAAGCCGTGGGATAGCTGTATAGCCGATACCATGCTGATGTGGTCGCCTGATCGTGAGAAACGAGTCAGCATGGACAAACTATGCAAGGCTTTCGGCATAACTGGTAAAGATGGATTCGACGGCTCAATGGTTGCAGATACCTGGCCCATAGACCCTCAAAAGGTGATGGATTATTGCAAGGATGATGTTGAAAGAACGCGCCATATTTACAAGCGTTTAACTTTTTCGGAGGTAGCGTGAACCTATACGATACAGGCGGCGTCCCACCCGTTCCCCCATACATGCGCGACCGTCTCTGCAAGTGCCCACTTGGGCATGTGTATGTTGGCGTGATGGGTTCGGCGTGTCCCGTGTGCGGTAAATTGAAGGAGGAAAAGAAGCTATGAACTTAACCGATATGCAGAAGTTTTGCGACACAACAGATGTGCGATTTTACTACACCCGCCCTTTCCCGATACCAGACGGACGTATTGTAGCGACAGACGGAAAAGTCATCGTTGCCTTTGATGGTGGAATTGAGATAGATGCGATTGATATTTCAGAAAAGTCTATGCAGACATTGCAAAAATACATCGCTCCCGAATTGTTCGTTAATGGCTTCGTGCCGCTGCAAGTTGAAATTGGCGACTATCCGATTTGCACACAATGCGATGGAACTGGAAAGTTAAACAAAAAAACGGAATGCAAAGAGTGTGATGGCGAAGGTGAATTTTACTACAACGGCCATTGGTATGACTGCAAGGGATGCGATGGTTCCGGTGAAACGGATGACCACAGCAAAGCAATTGCTGATAAAGTGGATTGCGAAAACTGCGGCGGTACTGGCAAAGGATTTTATCCGGTGAAAATTGATAGCAGATTTTTCCAAGCAAAATATCTGGAAAAATTGCTTATTCTCCCGAACATCGAATATCTGCCATCAGATGATGCACTTGCCGCTATGAAATTCCGTTTTACCGGAGGCGTTGGATTTTTGATGCCGGTGAGGGTATAGCCATGCCCTGGCCCAAAGGAATCCCCCTAAGCAAAGAATCGCTATCCAAGCGCGCATCAACTTTGCTACCCGAATCGCAATTGGCTCGACTGGCGAATTACCTGATAGCGAATATGCGCTATGCCCATTTCGACATATTCCATCTTCGCGCATTCGTTCGAGACGAGGATACGAATCAGCGCGCAGTAACAAAAGCGCTAAACCGCCTGGAGCAAGCAGGATTCCTGATGGTGATGGGAAAGACTAAGCTACCGACTAAACGTGTCCACCGGATTGTTTATGCCGTGCGTTCGCCGGAGTTTGGATCGTACAGTGAATGGCTCGACCGGCCCAGGTACGAAGCGAGGATTACGAAACCTAAGCCGTATATTACTGTGCATCGGATGCAGGGATGATTCGTTATTTAGGTTTTTACGGTGGCGGGAATATTTAGAGGATTGGAGATTGAAGATGGACATGCAAGCATTGATTGATGGAATGAATGCGAAGTTGATGCGCGAACGTGCTGAACTTGAAATCAAATTGGCAACTACTAACAAATCAAGCTAACTCGGCGGCTGTAAGCCGTCCGATGTTGAGCGATGGGTTAGCCGCCTACCCTCTACGAAGCGCGGCACAACAGGAGAAACAACATGAGTGAAGATTGCCAAGAAGTTTGCGAATGTGGCGCAGAAATGCCCAAGTACAAATGCCACAAAGAAGTTTGGGCGCTGAAG